ATGGCCAAGCGTTCACACAAGCGGCCCGCGGCGCCCCCTGCCCTGCAAGCGCCCTTCCCGTATTTCGGGAGCAAGCGCAGGGCGGCGGCCGAGGTCTGGCGGCGCTTCGGCGACGTGCCCAATTACGTCGAACCGTTCTTTGGATCCGGCGCGGTGTTGCTCGCCCGGCCCGGTGCACCGGGCATCGAGACCGTGAACGACCTCGATGGCCTGGTGGTCAATTTCTGGCGGGCCGTCCGGGCGGATCCGGACGGAGTGGCCGCGGCGGCCGACCGGCCGCCAAGCACCGCCGACCTCACCGCCATTCATTTGTGGTTGGTCGAGGTCTCTGGCGGATTGCAGGCGCGCATCGAGGCAGACCGTACCTATTACGATGCGGAGATAGCCGGTGCCTGGGCCTGGGGTATGAGTTGTTGGATTGGTTCCGGCTTTTGCTCCGGGGTGGGGCCGTGGCACGTGGTGAATGAGGGGGGCACGTCCACGCTTCGCAAGACAGGCAAGGGCCCGAAAGGTGTCACGAAAAAGAAAACGCGGGGCGGCCGCGGTGTCAGCAGACAGGTACCGCAGACCGGCCGGGCACACCGCGGGGTCAATCGGCAGCGCCTGCACTGCGGGGACGGTGGCCGGGGGGTCAACCGCCGGCGCGGACTCGGAGCCGGCGCGCCCGCGGGCCTGGGGGCATCGGTGGGCCACCTGGCTGCCTTGTGTGCATGGATGGGGACGCTCTGTGACCGGCTGCGCATGGTCCGGGTGCATTGCGGTCAATGGGATTCGATTCTCGGCCGGGCGCAGACCACGTGCACCGGGTTGACCGGGGTGTTTTTGGACCCGCCCTATGGCAAAGAGGCAACACGACGCACCAGCCTGTACCGATGCGACGACCAGGCCCTCGCCGATGCCGCGCGCGCGTGGGCGGTCGAGCACGGCGACGACCCCCGGATGCGGATTGCGCTTTGCGGCTACGAGGGAGAGCACGCGATGCCGACGAATTGGACGCTGTACAAGTGGACGGCACAAGGGGGATACGGCTGCAAGGGCGACGGGGCCGCCCGGACCAATCGTAACCGGGAACGCATCTACTTTTCACCGCATTGCCTGTCGGCCACGGCCGGCCCCTTGTTTCCCACCGAAGATACACCCGCCGGCAATGCCGCCGGCGATTCCGGAAAGGGCGAGGCATGAAACTGATGGCGCAGGACCCCAAGGCGGTACTGTTTGAGACAGGTGAGGTCATCGAATCGGCCGAGGTGGTGCCGGCGGCCGGCGGCGGCCGGGCCATGCTGGTGGTGGATTTCGACCAGGCCAACGCCCGCCGGTGGATTACCCCGTCCCAGGCGTACAAGGACAACCTGGGGGTGGTCGATGCCACCAAAGAGCAACTGGCCATGCTGCGCGGCGCCGGCTATGACATGCCGGTCATCCCGGCCAGCAAGCCAAAGGCATAGCCGGGCCGGCCACCAGGTCGGTCCCCAACTGAAAGGGTTCCACGATGAGCAAGCCCAAACCATCAGCGGCGCCGCGTCCGGCCTGCCGGGTATGCGGCGATATACATGCAATGATAGAGCGCGACAGCGGGTTTGTGGTGTGCGCGGACTGCCAGAAAGCACACCACCTCACCGCGGCCGGCGTATTCGACAAGTTCAAGACGGTCAAGGTCGCCCTGCCCAAGTCCTGGGGCAAGGTCGTGGCCAAGGTGTTTCTGGCCGAGGCCCCGGCCGGCCGGTGGCATTGGGGTATCGAGGCCGCCGGCCCGGACGTCGGGAGCACGTGCGCGGCGGGCGTCATTCGCGCCGAGACGGCCGAGACGGAGCAAGAGGCGCTGGCCTGGGGCCTCGATGAATTGGCAACGGTGTTCGGCTCGGCCAAGCACCCCGACAGGTACCGGGCCAAGTTTCGGGCCAGGCGGCCGGCGGGGGTCCCCAAGTTCCGGCCGGCCCCGGTCCTGGCGGCCGTCGAAACGCTGCACCGCGAGGGTCTCATGCTGGTGGACCTGGGAGAAATCGAACGCCCCACCCAGGACCACCGGCTTGAGCCGACCGGCAAGACCGAGGGCTTGACGGCCCTGGCCGAGAGCATCCGCCAAGTCGGCGTGCTTGAGCCGGTGGGCCTGATGCGCACCAAGCCAGCGGGTGACCCGACGCCTTACCGGGTCATCTACGGCCGGCGCCGGGTGCTGGCCGCCGCTCTGGCCGGCCTCACGACCGTGCCGGCGGTGGTCTTTGACGGCGGCTCGGAAGGCTGGCAAGCGCAACTGGCGGCCATCGAGAATCTGCACCGCGGCGAGTTGAACCCGGTCGAGGAAGCGCTGGCCGTCTGCAATATGCTCAAGGCCATCACCGGCCAGGCCAAGTTCGGCCGGCGGATCACCGCCGCGGCCGCGGTCGAGATACCGCGCGAAGCCATCCGCGAGGTGGCCTCTTTGCTCGGCCAGTCCGTGGCGTGGATGCGCGGCCGCACCGTGCTCATGCGCCTGGGCGTCAAGGCGGCCAACCTGGTCATCGACGGCCGGCTGCCGCTGGCCCACGCCCACGAGGTCGCCAAACTGGTTGACGCCCGCGAGCAAGGCAGCGTGGCCACGACGGCGGCCAGGCGTGAGGACGGCACCGGCGGCATGGCCATCGACCGGCTCCGGCGCCTTGTGGCCAACATGCTCCGCAGCCTGTACGGCGTGCGGTGGCGCCTCGATGCACCCTTTGCCGGCCGCCCGCCCTGCATCGAATGCCCGCACAACTCCGAGAACGCGGCAGCCCTCTTTGCAACCATGGACACCGAAACCCTGGCCCGCGGCAAGTGCCTTGACCCCAAGTGCTACAAACGCAAGAGCACGTTTGCCGACCAGGCCGTCGAGGCGGCGGTCAAGGCGGCGCGGGCGGCCAAGGCCGAGCCGACCGCCAAAGGCGTGGCCGTCCACGTGCCGGCCGGGGTCAAGGTCGGGCCGGTGGTGAGACAGTTGCAGCCGGCGGCCAAGGCGAAGGCCAAGACCGAGGCCGGGGGGGGCGCCTGGGAAAAGACGCCGGCCGGCAAGTTCTACATGGCCAATTTGCGGTGGAAAGAGCAGGCCACCAAAGCGGTGCTGGCCAAACTGCCGCGAGACCCCATGACCCTGGCCGCCCTCTACCTGGCACGCGAGACCGCCCAGGGCGCCAAGTTGTGGGGCGTGGCCACCACCGACAGCACAGTCAGGCGCACCATTGGAAAGTTCCTCGGCTTTCTCGACGCGGTGGCCGTGGGGACCTGCGGAGCACAGGGCCTTGGCGGCCTGGCCGCCCTACTCCATGAGAAAGGCTACAAACGCCTGGTCGGAAACATGCACGGCCTGGTCAAGATGGCCCTGGCCGACCGGCTCGGCATCAAATTGCCGGCCCGGCCGAGGCAGTCGGATTTCGAGAAAAAGCCGGTCCCGGTAAAACCGGCCAAGCCGGCCAGGACCAAGGCCAAGCGAAAGGGCAAGACCGATGGGAAACCCAAACGGGCAAGACGCGGCGGAAAGGTCAAGGCTCGCAAGAACGCTTGAGGACCACGCGAACGGCCTGGCCGGGTGGGCCATCAGCCTGGCGGCCGCCAACGGCCAGATCGACGTGGACGAGGCCGCCTGCCAATGCCGCGACCTGATTGCTCAAATCGCGGGGCACGAGGCCGATGTTGAGGGGCTGATTTCGGAAGGGGCCGAGGAATGACCACACCGGATGGTACATATATGGCACTGTGGTGGGAGGATTGCCCGCCGTATTTTTACGTTCGGGGACACGTGCCCGCCGGCCAGGCCCGCAAAACCGTTGCGGCCGCGGAAGTGGATTTTGAGGCCGCCGGCCAGCGCGTGCGCCACCGATACATGCGGTGGTCATGGCCGGATACGGCGTCACGCTCCGACGGCCTTGACTTTGTGGCCGTGCTGTACGACCGGCCCGGCCGCGGCCGCTTCAAGGTCACCGAGGTAGAGGCTGCAGAAAACTGAAAGCGTCCGTCGATCGGCGGGCACAGAAACCTATCGAGAAAGGGGAATCCCATGATAGAAATACCAACGCTCGCGGGCGACGGCGTGCCCGCCCGGCCGCCGTACATTCCGCTCAGTGTGCGCGGCGCCGTCCTGGCCGGCCTATCGCCGGCCGCAATCGACGCCGCCGACACCGACACGCTCAATGGGCTTTTTGCCGTGATGGTCTCCGGCTACCGGATGCTGCCCATGCCGCTTGAGGCCGAGGGGCAGGTCATTCCCCAGGACCGTTGCCGGCCGATGCTGTGCCCGCCCGGCGCCGCCTGGGGCATCAACTACAGCATCCCGAATCCGTGTGGCCGCTTCGGCACGCTCAAACAGGTGCGCGCCCTGGCCGGCGAGTATGGGGCCGCGGTGGTCCTGCACCTTGCGAGCACCGGGATGGTCCAGGTGTGCATCGGGTTTGAGAGCATGGCGGCCCTGGCCGCTGCGCGCCTGCTGGCCGAAGGGGTGAAGGCCGAGGCCGAGCCGATGGCCGGCCTGAGCGACGAGTTTGTATCCTTGGTGCGCGCGCAGGCCGAGGGGGTCGATGCCATTCCCGTCACGCTGGTCAAGGCCGCCCTGGGGTTCCTCTTGTGTCCGGCCGCCGGCGACCTGTGGGCCAATGCCCTCAAGGCCGACCAGGCGCAGCAAGCCGCATGGCAGGCCAGGGCCAAGGCCACGGAAGGCGGTGCACCATGAGGGTCCGCGTGCCGCCCGGCGGCGACCGCGCGCTCTTTACCGCCACCCGCGCCGGGGCATGGCCGCATTGGTGCTTCCCCCAAAACCCGCGGACGGCTGCCGGCGACGTGATGGAGTTCCGGCAGGGCCGGATCACAATTGCCGAGGCGGTGGTCGCCCTCATCGACCGCCCCGGCGCGTGCAGCCGGCCGGAAGGATACCGCCACCGCCGCCACTGGCAGGTCTATTGGCTGCCGCACACCTTGCTCGACCTGCGCATCCCCATGCGCCTGGCCTTGCTTCTGGCCTTCGATCAGCAGATGCGCAAGGGCGGGTCTGTGCCCGATGACTGGCCGGCGCCGGACACGTGGCGCTTTGTGGCCATGCGCGAGCCGGAAGGTCCATTTGCTTTCATTTGTCCGACCGACGATGAGACCCACGACCGGGCCAGAGAAAAGAACGTCACGGCCGAGACGGTCAACATGGACCCCCATCATTTCTACCAGTCGAGCAGCGGCAAAAACGTGCGGCTGTGGGTGGGCCGATGCAGCGTGTGCGGCCAGGTGTATTGGACGGCGCGCCCGCTGGTGAGCAGGAAAGGCAAGAGACCGTGAGCACCGCCCGCGATGAGCCGTTGACCTGCCCGGTTTGCGGTCGAGAGTTTCCGGGGCGCTACCAGGTGAAGCATCCGCGCGGCAGCCGGCGCAAGGACGGCCGGCCGAAGGTGGCCGGTAGGCGGCAACTCATGCTTATCTACGCATTGCGCAACTTTGAGCGCCACGTCAGGGCGTGCAGAAAGGCCAAGGCGCCATGAATGGCGTGACTGTGATCCTGCGCCCGCCGCCGCGCGAACTCTCACCGAACGCGCGAGTGCACCCACTCATCCGGGCGGCCACCGTCAAACGGTACCGCGAGTGCGCCCGGCTCATGGCCCTGGTGGCTCTCTCGCGTGCCAGGCCGCAATGGACGCAAGCACGAGTCACGTGCCGATTCTACTTCGCCCGATCGCGCCGCCGCGATCGGGACAACTTGCTTGCCTCAATGAAGGCGGCGTTCGATGGCCTGGCCGACGCCGGCGTGGTGGCCGACGATGTCGGCATGGTCCACCAGGAAGTCGAGGTCGGCATTGACCGCGCCAATCCGCGGGTGGAGATCGACGTAGTGGATGACACATGCAGAAAGCCCCATGATGGGGGATGACGGTCCCAGATTGTGGGACGGCGCGCCCGCTGGTGAGCAGGAAAGGCAAGCGGCCATGAGCACCGCCGACCTTGAATTATGGATACTCTTTAGTCTCCTTGTGGCCGGCAAGAGCGAGGCATTCGCCACCAAAGTTCTAAGCCGTCTTGTGGACTGGGGCCGGCCCTTCGATTCTCTGCGCGACCGGCGCACGGACCGCGGCGGGTTGGCGGCGTGGTTGAAAGCCTGCGGAACCGGGCGCTACGCCGTCATCGAAGCGGCGGTCAATCGACTGCTCGCCGGCGCCATTGCCGACCTGGCCACGTGCACGGTGGCGGATCTGGAAGCGGTACCCGGCGTCGGCCCGAAAACGGCCCACATGTTTCTGTTAAAGACACGGCCGGGGGCACGGTACGCGGCGCTGGACAGGCACGTCCTGGCCTGGTTGCGCCGGCAGGGCCACGACGTGCCCTTATCGACACCCACCGGCCCAAGGTACCGGGCGGTCGAGGTACTCTTTTTGAGCATTGCAGATACGTTGGACCTTGACCCGGCCGCGCTCGACTACGCCATTTGGGATACGTACGCGCGCCGCGCAAAAAAGAGAAAGGTGACCCACCATGGGGGATGACGGTCCCAGGTTATGGGACGCGGCGGCCGACGCCGGCCAAGAGCACCCGGACTCGAGTACCGAGGCCGGCCGGGCCGCCGCCCAAAATCCCCTCGGCAAGTTCCTTTTGTTGGGCATCCTGCACCGCTACTGCCAGGGGGTCGGCTCGGCGTGGACGGTCACCAGACTCAAGGGCGCTCTGGCCAGGCTCGGCGTCAAGACCGACGGCCGCGGCACCCAGGTGCGCGAGTGGGCGGCCGACCTGGTGGTCGAGCGCCGGCAGCCGGTCGGCAGCGGCCCGGATGGTTTCTATATCTGCACGACACCCCAGGAGTGCTTTGACGCGGCCCATTGGCTCACCGTGCGTATCGACCCGCTGCGGCGCCGGGCCGACCGGCTCAGCGCCCTGGGGCGTGACTTGGCGGCCGGCCAGACCGTGCTCGGTTTTGCCGAGACCGATGCCCGACTCGATGATGCCTGTCGGCAGGCCGGCATCACCGACCTGGCGGCAAGAAAGGGAGACCGATGAGTCAGGCAACCTTGTTGTGGGGCGTGTTCATGGTCAAGGGCCAAGGCCCCGACGAGAGGCAGCGCCTGGTGGCGCTGGGCTCAAGCCGCTCGGCTGCCGTGCGGTGGCGGGGGGAGCACGTGGCCACCAGGCGCAGCCGCATCCAGCGCTTAAGCCGCGGCGAGTCCCCGGCGCCGGCGGCCGATACGGCGGCCGTAAGTATCGGACACGTGCGGCGCCTGGCCAGGTGGCACCGGCCCAAGAGGACCACTCCCGCGGGGCCGCGGCTGCGCGTGGTGCGCCCGCACCGTGGTGGACCGCAACGAGGTTGCGCATGACCGTCGAACTGTTCAACCTGTACGCCGGCCAACTCCGGCCGCTCTTTCGGGTCAAGGCGGGTCTCGACCAACTCGACCGGACAGTCAAGCATGGCCTGAACCGGCCCGACGATCGACAGGCGGTTGAGGCCGCCATAAAAAAGGCCAGAAGGGCCATCATCAGGTGTGCGGCCACTCTGGCCCCGCCGACCCGGTCCCTAACCCACCCCTAACCCCGCGCCAGGCATCCCACGCGGTCACAGGGCCGCGCAGGCTGCACGCGGGGGCAAGCGCGGCTACCCAGGGCCACCTTTGCAGGTTTGCGGCCGTCCTGCGCAATCCCTGGCACCCGGCAGCCTGCCAGAGAACCCCCCGGAAGGGTCCTGCCAAGGGGGGGCCTGGGCCTCGGCGGCCGCATGGCCTCATCATCAGGGCGGGGAGTGGCCCGATACGGCCATGGGAGTCTGATGCACAAAGACGTGCAGGGGACGGCACACGCAACCGCCTTTCACGCCGCCAGTTGTCCAGCCAAATCATACCAGATGTGCTCATAAGTCATGGCAACGGCAACAAAGTGGCCGCGGGCGTCGAGTCGCACGTGCTCAAGGTCACCAGCGCCCGGCCCCGCTTCGACCCACAGTATGGGGTCGCCCACGGGGTCGCCGCCAAGGTCATACCACTGTACCGTCAATGGACCGGATTCAGAAGAAGATACAAGCCATGCAAGAGTGGCGACGGCATGGCCGCGGGCGTCTAATCGCAGACCCAGGCAGACATGCGGAAAGACAGGCTCAGACCCGGATTCCCCCTCTATGGGGTTGCCGTCGAGATCGTACCATTGCCACTCATCTACATCGGGCTGACTGGAAATCCAGCGCCGCAGTTGAATCGCAATAGCATGACCGCCCTTATCGAAGCGGAAATTAGTAACGTGCCACGGCCCCGCCATTGCTACGCTCCGAGGGTTGTCGTATCGAGTTTTGTGGTTTGAGGGTCACCGTGCACCGTACAACCATAAAAGTCACTCTCCGGATCGTCGTCGATCAGGAGCCAGCCGTCATCTTCCCCGCCCTCGGGTCGGACATACTCCAAATCTCCGCCCTCGATGGCCTGCGCGATTTCCACCCACCGCCACTTGCAGGCGCTTACTGCCACGTAGCGCACCCGGATGATAGCGCCGGCCCGCGGCGGCCGGTCAAAACGGACAAACCATTGTCGGCTGCGGTAGTCGATGAAACTGGTGGCGCCGGCTCCGATATCCCCGATGAGGTAGCACCGATACTGTGCGGCCGTCACGCTGTAGAGGTCCCCGGTATAGGCCCGCTGCCAGAGGCCGGTATCATGCGGGTCCACCACTTCGACAAACGCCACGTAAGGCAGGGGATAGTCGATCAGAGTCCCCGACCAGTCCACCAGGTGGCCGTCGCCCTGGGGGACGGCCACCTCGGTGGACCAATTGCCTGGCACCACCCGGACGGTAATCCAGTCTGCGATATTGTTGCCGGCGTCGTAGTCGCGCAAAGCCGGGATAAGAGTTGCCGGGTCGGCCGTAAAGTCCCCGCTGTCGCCTATCTGGTCAAAGGAAACGGCAGCCGTCACGCCGGCGGGCGTGAGAAAATAGTGATTTGTCGATGGGTCAACCGGAAAGGCCCCGATGGTCGGCATCCAGACCCGCGCCTCGATAGGGTCACCGGCGGTGACCACCAGGGCCGGGAATACCTGGGGGTATTTCCATGGGTCGTAAAGGATGGGTCCCCGGACCTTGTAGGTGGTCAGCACCGCCCCGTCGATGCCCGCGTTGGGGATCACGTATCCGTGGAACGTGCCGCCGCCCGGCTTGGGCTCCCACCCGTCGCCCCGCACGAAACCAATCACGTCGCCCACCTCGATGGTGTCGTAACCGATTTGGGCCTGCACGTCCTCGGCGGCCTTGAGCCAAACGGTTTCGCTGTCGTCAACCGGCGCCCCGGTGCTGTAGGTGGTGTCCACCTGCACGTGGCTGATCCAGCCATCCGCTTCCCAACTCGCCCACCCGCCGTCGGCATGATTTTTGATGGCCAGGACCGTGCCAAACTCGCACGGCGGGATTTCGGTATGGCTCGGCTCAACCCCGGACAGGACGGCGCCGTTGATGCCGGCATTGGCCACGACCTGGCCGTCATAGGGACCACCCCCCGGTGCGGTCTCGTGTTCGTCCATCCGCACAAACCCAATCACGTGACCACCCAGGATATGGGCAAACCCGACCTTGGCCTCGGTCGTATCCTCAGCCTTTTGGGTGCACTTGATGGTAAGGGTGGTGTCCTCGTCCACGCCATCGCCATTGCTTGAGCATGGATAGACGCTTATCCATTCGATAAAGCCGTCGCCCTCGAAGGACCCCCACGGAGTGCCGGTGTTGGTGTGCCGGGTCTGTACCGTGCCAAACTCAAGACCGGGCGGGTCCCTGGGGGTCTGCGGCGGGATGCGGTCGGGCAGGTTGGCCGTGCGGCGCTCAAGGGCATCGAGCCGGTGGCCCTGCACGCCCACCGTCCTGGCCAGGGTCACGCCGGCCAGCCCTGCGCCGGCCTGGTCGGCCACCAGGCTACGCCAGTCCAGTTCGGCGTTGGCGGTCTCAATGGTGGTCGTGCCCTCGATAAAGTCGAACACCCGCCGGGTGATGACCGAATCGAGGCCGGCGCCGTCCTCACCCTCGAGAGTGTGAAGCAGGTGGCCCACCGCAAGGCCCTGGTCGATACGCCGCAAGACCAGGCTCGCCGTGTACCGCGGCCGCCGGTAGTACGCCTTGGCCAACATGGCAATACGTTTGAGGCGGTCGGCGTCGGTATGCAGGACGCGCGAAGCATCCATCCGCACCAGGTCGCCCCCTGAGTCCACGTCGATCACCGTGCCCGCGACCACCCACCACAAGTCGGCGTCGGGCACGTCGATGGTCAAGACCCGTCCGCGGCAGTAGAATCCGGTCTCCACCACCACGGCCAGGCGGGCGTTGCCGCGCAGGGCCACGGTGGCGATAAAGTCGGCGTAATCCACCATCGGCGGCCACCGGGTGTAGGCCGGGTCATCCTCGCCCTCGATCGTCCAATGGTTCAGCGCCGCGACGTGGCGGGGCGTGAAGCGCACCGACAGGCACAGGCGCCCGTCGAGCATCGTCACGCCCGCATTGGGATAGCGCTTTCCCAGTTCATCGACCGAAGCGCTGAGGCGGTCGGCCAGGTGCCACACGTCATCACCGTCGGCATTGGGCGCCTTGACCACGACCAGGGGGCGGCGCAGATACGGCTCGGCGCCGGCGGGGTTCTCATTGACGGCCGGCCATTCGGTGTAGTCGTACCCTTCCCACAAGGGCAGGCCGCGCTCGAAGGCCGTAAACTCATCGAATGCGGGCAGGGGCACAAGCGTGATGGCATCGCCGGCATCATCGGTGTAGATATTGACGTTGATTTTGTCCCCGCCCACGCCGTCGCCGGCCTGCCAATCCCACCCGGCCGGTACGGCCAGACGCGAGTAGACGTGCTCAAACTGGTCGCGGCCGCGGTAGCGGTCATTTTCGGCCTCATCACTGCTGCCGGCCGCGGTCTTGTACGCCGCCTCAAGCGTCCCCGTCCAACCGGCCTCAAGGGTCCCGTCGGCAATCGACAGGCTGCAACAAACCAGGACGCGGTTCCCCTGCACGCGCACGGTCTGAAAGGCATTGCTCCGGCTGTAGGTGACCGCCGCGTGTCCGGCGAAGGGGTCCTGCCGGACGTCCAGAGAGACGGGCCGGATATTGCGCTCCAGGGTGATACCGCCGGCGGTGAGGGTTTCCGGCAGCATACTGTAGACCTCGATGGTGATGGTGCTGCCGGCATCCCCGTCGGTGACCACGCGCCACCCCAGGCCGCGCCGGGGATCGATGAGGCGCTGCACGATTTGCAGGACGCTGCGGCCGGAAAAGTCGTGGGGCTCGACGATGTTGTCAAGCAACGCGCACTGGCCGCCGGGATAAAACAAGAGGTCGCTGGCATCATCGTCCGGGTCCATCCGGGGCGCGAACCGATACAGTACGTATTGCAACACGTCGGCATTCGTCCACCGCCGCAGGGCCTCGGTTTCATCATCGGTCTCGCGGCCGAAAACGTGGCCGACCGTGCCCCCCAGGTTCACCGCATTGCCCTGGACGGGCAAGGCCCGGCGCATCCGCTGATTGAACGGCGGCGCCCACTCGACGCGAACCGGCTCGGCGCCGGTCTTGGGGCATACCCAAGCGTGGTCGAGCCGGCGGCCGGCCAAGAGGTATTTCAGGTCGAAGGCGGTCACGGTCTGATTGCACGCCTCGTCGCTCGCGTCGGCGCCGTGATAGGCAAGATTCTGAATGTCGATAACGCCGATCCAAAGGGTCTCGAACTCCGTGGCCCACTCCCAACCGAGGTCAGGCCGCTCGCCGGCCAGGCGGCAAATCTTGACAAACGCCCCGGACAGGTCGGCCAGTTTCGGATACTCGTGCCACGTGGTCAGGTCCGGTTGCGTGATGCGCCCGGCCTCAAACACCAAAGAGGCGTAGCCGACGCCGGGGCCGCCCACGTCCACGATGCGCAGGGGCCAGAGATAGCGCGCGCGGGTCCAGTCGTCAGACCACTTGGCCTTGGTATAAACCACTACGCGGGCCATATCCTCAATAGTGCCCGCGGCGCCGGTCTCGTTTATCTGTATGGTTGCCATCACTCGACCTCTTTGGCGACCACGCCGTAATGGGCCTGGGCCGGCGGGGTGGGGGGGCCGTCGGTGTTGATGGTGGCCTGCACCACGCCGGTGTTGGCGCTGTCCACGTTGACGGGGCCGGCATCGACGCGCCGGGTACGCACCACCACCTTGACGGTATGCCCGTCGGTGAGGGTGAGCCCGGCGGTCCAGTCCAGACAGGCAACGCCGTCGCTCTTGGCCATGGTGACCGTGGCGTCGGGGGTATCCACGTCGGGGTCCGGGTCGGGCGGCGAGGCGCCGTGCTGATACCAGATCACCCACGTGCCCGCGGCCCACTGGCCGTCGAGCAGGTAAAAGTAATCGGCCACCACCCGGAAATCCCCGCCGGCCGCCGGCTCGACGGCGTAGGGCTTGGGCGCCGACGGTTTGACCGCCACCACGCCCGGCGGCCCCTGGGCGTCGAGTTCGATTTGCCAGGCCATGGTATTCTGAGACCAGAGGCCCCAATCATTCCGCTGCCGCACGACCAGGTAGTTGACGGCATCCGGGGTCATGGCGGTATAGACAAAAGGCAACGTGTCGGACGTTTCGTCGGGATCGGCGGTCAAGTCCGGCTCGGCGTCCACACCATGCCACAAACCGTAACGGAGCACGCTGGTATCTCCGACGCGCCCGAGGCCGGGCAGGGCCGCGTTGTGGGTGTGCACCAGGTATTCCGTCCACTGGACGGCCACGGCCGTATGGCGCCGGGGTTCGGCGTGCCGGCCGCCGCCGGTTTTGGCCAGGGCCATGCGCTCGATCCAGAGGCCAACGATTTCGCCGGCCGCCACGGTCCCCAGGTCAAGGGCGGTCGGGTCCAGGCTCCCCCACGGGTGCTCGAAGGTCACGCCGCCGGGGGCCGAGGTTTCCGGGCTCACGGTGGTAAAGTATCCGTCCGGCTGTGCGCTCGGAGTCTCTTTGCCGATGCGCGCCGGCCCCACCAGGGCCAGCACGTCGCCGGCCGAGCCGGCCATGCCGACGCCGGCGCCGCCGCCGGTTTCGTCCCACACGTCGCGGCCGTCCGGGTCTACGGTCAATTGGGTGCTGGTACGCACGATGTACCACAGAACCTCGTCGGTGGTCTTGTTGACCATCCACCCGGTGGGCGGCCAGTCGTCAAGGTCCCCGTCCACCGTGATGGTGGCGCCCGCGGTGCCGTAGTTGCCGGCCACGGTCTTGGGCGTGCGGTCGGGCGCGAGCCACGCGGTCACGCCGGTCATGGCGCGCTCGGGCAAGAGGGTGTCCGGGGTGAACGTGGCGGAGTAACGCGCGGCGCTTGACAGTCGGGGTTCGTCCACGATGGCCGAGAGAGCGGCCGCAGTCGAGCCGTAGCCAAGTATGAGATAATACGTGCCGATAGGTAGTTCATTGCCAAGCGGCACGACCTCGGCGCGGAGAATACCATTCACAAAGAGGCGAAGGGTGTTCGGGGCATCGAGCACGACGGCGACATGCCAGGGATCGCTTCCGACGAGCAGTGCGTTGGCATCGACGCCCGTCCAAGAGGCAGTGGGCGACCAGTCTCCTCCGATTTTCAGGGACGCGCAGATGTAGGACGAGGCAGGGTCGGTAGTGATTTTGGCATCCAGCATAAGGCGGTTGCTGCTGTCCGTCCAGAAACGGGCTATCTGCCCATAGGAATCAATCGGGGTCTGCCAATCGCGGACCCAACACTCCATTGTCACCGCCGCAATTGCGTCGAGAGCGCCGACCGTAGCCTGCATGTAATCGTTCTCAGCCTTGACGAAGCGGTACCCCTGGCCGGGCACGTGCTCGGCGCCATGATTGGTAAAGTCACGGGTGGTGGTGGCCACGTCGGCCAGGCCATCCGCCGCGGTGTCGGCCAGGTGCCACAAGCCGAGGGTCTTGCCGTCGCCGGTGGTGTTCTTGAGGCAAACGCATCGGTACGCTTCGCCGCTGGCGGTCTGCCGGCTGCCGCCCACCACGTTGCCGACCACCCGGTCGAGGTGGGCCACAAACTCGCCGGCCAGGGGTTCGGTGCTGCGCCGGGTCACGATGGCAAACCCGTCGAGGCCGCTGCCGCCGATGCCCATGGCGGCCCATTCGGCAACCGTCAACTCGGCCCACCTGGCCACGCTCATGTTGGCCCAGTAGGGTTCGTCGGCACCGGCCACCTGGCGGGTTTCGCCGTCGGCGATCGCAATGGCCTCACCCTCGGTGTCATCCGGCGGCCGCCAGGCCACCGCGTCGGCGCCGGCGGCCACCAGGCTTGCGGCGCCCACACCGTTGTAGCCGCTCACACGCTCGATGCGCAGGCCGGGCGGTCCCTGGGCCATCAGCACCCCCAGGGGGTCAAGCCGCTCGGCCGCCCGGTAGTTCCCCAAACTTGCATCGGGATCAGGTTGGCTTGCGCCGTCGGACCCCGCGCCGGTGAGGTACTGCCCCAGGGCATCGGCGCCGGTGTTCTGGTCGGCCATCGGATCACGCCTCGGCTACGGTGACATTGCCAGTCTGATCGTCATAGGTGAATGTAACGGCAGGCTCGTCGGGGTGGCGCACCATATACACCTCGCGCTCGGCCGCCGTGCTTTCGTTTCCATCCGCTCCTACCGCCACCACCCGAAACGTGTGCAGCGTCGAGTCGGCCAGGCGGGCGGAAAGCCATTTGTAATAGTCGGCCTGCGTCGGCCAGAACGTCTTGCGGTCCACCCACGCGGCGCCGACGTATTCGCGCACCACGTAATGATCGGCCCCGTCCACACCCCACCAGGCAACCGTAACCCGGCCCGGATAGGCGGCGTCGGGGGCAACGCCGTCCTGGTCTATCACGTCAAAGACCGGGCTTTCGCCGTCCGGGACGCGCACCACCAGGTAAGTCGGGGTGATCGGTCCCACCACGAGGATGCCGTCGCGGTAGACGTAAAAGAGGGGGGCGCCCAGGTCGCTCGACCAGGACAGGCGCCACGTGTTGGGGGCCAGGCGTTGAGCGGCCAGGTCGGAAACCGTCACTTGTCTGCCCCCTACGACTCGGCCGCGGACCATTGCAGCCGGAAGCCCACGCGCATCAGCACCCCTTTGGTTTCGCTCACCCCGCCGGCGGCGCTCTTGATGGCCTTCCGGGCCAGGATGCGCACCTGCAAGAGCATCAAATCGGTATACGTCTCGCCGTGGTCATCTTCGGCATCCACGAGGTGGCCTTGCAGGGCCTTGAGGGTTTCGGTAACGGCCGTGGCCGCCGCGGCGTCGTCACAATCGACAACGGCCAGCGCGTCGAAAGGTTCGCCGCGGCTGCCCAGGTCGCGGAAGGCCACGCCGTCCACGCCCGGCCGCACGATGGTCTCGACCTGAGTGCCCGGCCGGTCGGGCGTCATGCGCAGGCTAATAAGATTGGTGCCACCTATGTTGATTGCCATGGTCTTAGTCGCTCTCGGTTATCGGTCTGGCCGGCACGCCGGCCAGAGTCTCGCGCACGACCTCGGTGTTGTCTTGCAGGGCTTTAATCAGCGCGGCCCAAGACGATTCCGCTCCCGGAGTCCATCCTCGGCGCAGGCGGCCGCCGGCTTCGCGCATCGCAATATCTTGCGGTTCCACTCCGAAGATATGATAGTCCACCGCGCGGGTCAAGGCCCGGCCCGTGCGGTCGATCCAGTTGACGCCGGCCGCCCGGTCCATTTCCTCAAGGGTCTTGGTGACCAGGGCATATTGGGCGGCCGGTACGTTGGCGCGCCTGGCCAGGTCCACGGCGCCCGTGGCGAATGCCTGCGCTTCGACCAGCGGGGCCTCGCGGCCGGCCTTGGCCCGGCCCAACCAATCGGTGAAGAAACGGCCGGCCTCGGGCGCAAGCGGCGCCGGCAACCCGCCGGTGGCCTGCCACTCGGCCTGCGCCCGGCCTTCCGGTCCCTGCCACCATCCCATCAGGAATTGCTGCAACCGGGCGCCGCCGCCGACGCGCCGCAACATCTGGCCCCGGACGGTCGGGGCGGCCGCCTGGTAGCGCTCTCCCATCAAATCGAGCACGTCCGCAACGTCGGTCATCGTCTCCGGTATCATGCCCCACCGGCCGCGGCGCTCGGGCAGGATCGCCTTGGTGCGGATGGTCTTGGCAAACTCGGCCACCGCCATGGCGCTTCGCCGGCCCTCGTAATCCTCGACCACCTGGGTGATGGTGGCCCAAAGGCGGCCGCCTTCTTCCGGGGCAAAGCCGGCTTGCTGCATGGCGGTCACGGCCCGCGGCATCGTGGCCAGCATGGCGGTCGGCTCGATGACCTTGGCCCGGCGCTGCAAGGCCAGGGACCACCCCACGGTGTTCATCACGTCCTCTTTGGTCTTGGCCCCGGCCAGGTTGGCAACGGCAAAGAAGCCGGAGAGGGCTTCCGGTGACAGGTAGCCCTCGCCGGCCAGGCGTTCGATGGTGGCGGCCACCTCGGCGGCGGCCAGGGTGGGGCGCTGGGCAAGGGCGCCCTTGGCGCTAACACCTTGCATCAGGTCGGCCAGGCGGGCCTTGGTCATGCCGGTGGTGGCCTGCATCCGTTCGGCCCATTGCTCCATGCCCTGGGCGTCCCACCCGGCCGGCATGTTCAAGAGGAACCGCGACCAGGCTTGCCCGGCCGGTACCTGGGCCTCAAGGGCCTCACGCGCCGCCTGTTCAACATCCTGCCAGGCTTTCCGAATGGCCATGATGCCGGTCGTGGCGATGGCGCTCAAAGACACGTAGCGCAGGGCCAGGCCCCCAAGGTCGCTGCCCATGCCGCGGGTTGCTTCGCGTGATTGCCTGCCGGTCTCTTTGGTGGTCTGGCCGAGGCGGCGGGCGCCGGTCTCGGTCTTTTTCTGCGCCTCATGGACGGCCATGTACGCGCGCACCACACGCTCGGCCTTCGCGTCCATCTCAAAAATCACCTTGGCCATGACAGGCCCCTACAACGCAAGCCAATAAACATCGGCAAAGGTTGGTACGTAGTCGGGCAGCAGCCCCGACCGCCACATGGTGTGAACCATCATGCGGTAGTCGGGGCACCCCCTTTTTTTCCATCGGCCTGGGCGGCGGCCACGGCCTCGGCCGCGCGGATCACGGCCGGCAGGTCGAACATGGCGCCGATGACCCGCCCGACCATCTTGTCATCTAACAGGCGCAGGGCCGACACCTCGCGCCGGCCGACGCGGTAGTTGAGGGTCAATCCCCGGACCGCCAGGTCGGCCGCGTCGGGCAGGGTGATGACCCTGCCCTCGAATCCGGCCGCCGGGTCGGCGACGTGGGGGGCCGCGAAAAAGAAATCCCACGCCACGCCCACCGCCTGGCACAAGTCAACAAACTCCTCGCGCACCTGGCCAACCCATTGGCCGGCGGGGCCGAGCACCATGGTCTGCGGCAGGCGCGTACCCTTGGGAAAGACCCGGACCACGGGCACCACCCACGCATTGCCGTCGGCCAGTTCCGTGTCCCACCCATCGACCAGGGTATCGCGCACCAGGTCATCGGGGCCGGGCGGATTATCCTTGGGCCACCCAAGCCACTGGCCGGCCACCTTTTGCCATTCTTGGACGTCCGGATAGTAACCGTGTTTGCCGCCCAGGTTGCCGCGCGCCAGAATGGCCCCGCCGACCCCGTCCGGCCCTTTGCTGCATACGGCCACGCCGGCGCTCCTGTCAAAGACGTGGGAGAGGCCGGCGGCCTCGACCATCTTGGGGCCGCCGGTCGATTCACCCGGTACCCAATACAGAAAGGCGCTCATGGGATTCCCTCTTTTCGGTGGCCCCCCGGCTATGTAATCGCGCAGGCGGTGTCAATGACCAGGGGCGCCGTGGTGGCTTCCTCAAGGGGCGTAAGCACCAGGCTGCCGGTCACCCAATCCGCGTGCCGGCCCGACACGTCATCGACAAAGTGCCGGCCCGCATTCATCGACAGTTTGATATGCTCGGAGGTGGCCTCGATCACGCGCGTGCCGCCGGCGGAGACCTTGCGGAGATAGATTTCGCTGTCGGTCGCGGCCTGCACCTGGCCGCTGATGCCGAGGTCGGCCCACACGTCGGGGTCGAGCACCCGGATGGTGATGCGCGGCTGCCGGCTGATGATGCCGGCGTAGGTCGGCCACACCAGGCCCTTTTCGCCCTGGGTGCTCACCTGTATGCCAAAGTCCACGATGATTTCCTGCACGCCGTTGACCTCGGTGCCGTTGAGCGACACCTGGCCGCACGTGAACACCTGCTGCACGCCTTCGTCATCCGAGGCCGGCAGTGCCTGGGCTTCGGTGATGACCACCGGGTCATTCGTGCCGTCATGCAGAATGATACACTCATAGTCGATGGTCGCCCCGTTGGGGTCGTTGTGGGCCGCCCGGATTTGCCGGGGCACGGCCAGGCCGAGGTTGATTTCCATTTTGGTGTGCACCGAGCCGGTGGCCCGGACCCCCTGCGCGGTGTTGCGGCGCAGCCACGCGGTCAGCGGGGTGGCGCTGACGGCCAGGCCGTCCTGCCCAATCAGGTCGAGATGCGCCTGAATGGCCCGCGAGGTCCACCGCAGGGTAGGCGCCTGGTCGATGACGGCGGCAAAGGTCGGGTCCACCTGCCCGTCGGCGCCGAGCATGATTTCGCGGATGCCGGGGGGCAGGCCGAAGTCGGTCACACCGCCCAGGTCATCGGTGCTGTGCTGCAAGAGATAGAGGGTGTAGAGATTCATGGATTCGCCCTTTCGGCTAAACGGTCACACTTGTGCGGGTGCTCTCGGCCGCAAGGCGCGCCGCCAGGTCGGCTGAAACAAACCGTGCCAGGTGCAGGCCCTCGGCCGCGGTCCAGGCAATCAACTCGGCCACCAGGTCCGGCCGGCTGGCCGACTGAATGCCGAAATAAAACGGCACGTCCATGGTCACCCGCAGGCGCTTGCTCGTGCCGCCGATGCGGGCGCTGCTGGTGGCCTGCCGTTCGGTGTCCCCCGACCACACCAGGGGCCGGTCGGTGGCGGCCGGACCCATGCCGGCTTGCTTTTGCTCCCTGTACCACGCGGCCCGGTGCTTGTAGCCGTATTTGGCCGAGGCGTAACTCTGAAAGTGACGCGGCAGCATCTTGTCATGCCAGAGGATGCCGGCCGCTTGCAGGCTTTGCTTGACGTGCCGCGGCAGGCGGCGGGCGGTGATGCCGGCGGGCGCCACGTAGTCGATGCGCGTTCGGATCACAACCGGCATCACGGTCCCCACTCAATCAGGTAGGCGGCCTGCACGCCGCGGGCCGGCCGCGTCTGGTGTTTCGCTTCGGCAAACAGGCCCGGCGGGTCCCGCTGCATGATGCGGACGATGTTGAGGTTGGCGCCCTGCCCGGAAATCGCGCGCAGGCCATCGAGCACAGCAGATACATTATTGACAAACCGCGTCAGGCCGTCGCGGTCGGTTTCCTCTTGGGCCAGCACGTCCTCAAACGCCAGGAACACCGAACCCGTCTCAACGTACATATCGGCCGTGGCCCCCTGGGCCACCGCTTCACTCTCCCATCGGTCACCCATGCCCACCACGGCAAACGGGAAGGGTACGGCATCGTCGCCGGTCTCGCCGCCGGTGATTTCCACAACCATGCGGTGGATCCGGAGCAAGGCCGCCGCGGCGTCGGGCACGTTGCACCAGGTCTGCCAGGCGGCCACGGTTGACAGCATCGTCCGCAAGGTGGTCATCGGCGTGTGCAGGCAGCCGTCGGGTTCGGTCATCGGCTACGATCTCCGGTAGTCCGGTTGTGTGACCTGGCGGCGGTCCACGCGCACCAGGCGGAGCCGGCTTGTATATTCGTCCTGGCGGTCGATACCGATGAGCACCCATTCCTCGTCGGCCGCGGCCAGGGCGGCCCATTCGTCAACCGTCAACTCGGCCCATTCGCCGGGGGTCATGGTTGACCAGTCGAGGGACGAGGCCGGAAACTGAAACTTGTCCCCGTCCTGCACACTGGGCGCCTCGATGCCGGAGTTGTCATCGTCGCGGGCAATGACCAGGACCCGCGTGCGCTCCACGTCCTGGCCCTCATCCGATTGCTCAAGGCGGTCCTCGGCCGTCACCTCGGCGGCGCGTACCATCCGGCTCGCGCCCAGGTCCCCCGCCGGCAGGTAGCGCACGGGCAGGCTGAAATCTTCGCCGGCCAGTATCGTGGCCACGTCGGCTTTGTGGGTGTCGCGCAGGGTCATGGGCTTTCGGGTACCTCGGGCGCTGGGGCCGGGCGTGCGGGCACCGTGTCTTCCACCGGCACAGCGCGGATAAAGGTCGGGTCGGCCGCCTTGAGGGCATCAAATACCAAGCCCTCGATGACGGCCCAATCATCCGCCGGCACTTCGAGCCGGACGGGCAGGCTTTCCGCCGGCTGCCCGCCGGCTGCCCTTGCAGCCCCGTTCGCGTACACCTGCACCTCAGCCTCGGCCGCGGCCGTTTCCGTTGCCGCCGCCGGCATCTTGATGGTCACGCTCTTAACCACCAGGTGCGCCGCGGGCAGGTCCGTCGCCAGGGCGGTTTCACCGGCCGCCAGGTCCACTTTGAGTGGCATCGGGTTCCCCTTTCTGGGTTTCGCTCTCCCCCAGGGCGGCGAGGATGCCCTTGGGGTCAAACTGATTCATGCACTTATCGCCGTAGGGACAATCCCACGGATTGCCGTTGGCGTCGCGGTCCCACAGATAACTGTTGGGGCGGTGGCACCTGGGAGTGGGGCATCCCGTATCTTGCTCGATGTTGGTGTGCAGGTCCCAACCCAGGCGCTTGTAACTGGTGCCCCCCCAACACACCACGGCCGGCCGTTGCAGGGCCGCGGCTGCATCCTGCATAAATGAGTCGATGAGCACCAGGTGCTTGGCGAAGGGCACGAGGGCGAAGATGGTGCGCAGGGGGCCGGTCACCGACTCGACGCCGGCCAAGGCCGGTTGGTTCTGATGCCGTACCAGAGCCACGTGGTAGCCTTTGGCCATGAGGGCATTGGCCACCTGGCCGGCAATGTTCAAGGGCAGGTTGCGGCGGTGCATCCGCCGGCGTACCTCGATGAGCCGGTCCAGGTCCTGGGTGGCCGGTACCGGGCCGCCGCTGGCCTGCATGAGCACCACCGGCCGGCGGGCCTTGGCCATGGCGGCCTTGCCCTGATCGAGTTCCCCCGGCGTCAAAAAGAGGGTAGGCGTGCCGCCGTCATACTCGACCCCCAACAGATCACACCAGCAATCGACCAGGTGCCGCTCGGCGTTGACGTAATCGGGATGGCGGTACGGTTCCACGTGGGCCACCCAGGTGCGCCGGCCGAGCACCTCGTCCTCAAAGAAATGCTGCGGGTCCCCGATGCGGTAGATGCGGGCCACGTGGGGATTGCCGATAAAGGGGTCCGGCCACCCGGTCACCACCACCAGGCGCTTGCCGGGATGGGCGGCGGCCAGGCACCGCACCACGGCCGTGGCGGCGATACACCGGCCGATGCCCCCTTCGACCACCAGGGCAACGCTATCGAAATCGGTACGCATATCACACCCTTTCGCCCCCCGGCGATTAGGATTTCTGGCAGAAGCACACCCAGGCGGCGCCGGTATAGACCATCAGGTCGGTGCCATCCCAATACATATTGCGGGTCACCTCGCATTGGTTGCCAGGCACCAGCAGTTGTTCGCCACCCACAACAGCGCAGGCGCTGAGCAATCCGGCCGTGATGGCTTCGCCCACCACCAGGTTGCAATCGACGTTCCCGCATGTAACTGTGAGCAAGGGCGATTCCACCTGACACCCGCCCTGTAAGCACTCGCCGACAATCAGTTTGCCCAGATTGGCCAGACCCACACCGTCCGACCAGTTGACTTGCAGTTGTGCGGGGCCCCCGCAGGCCCTGACGCACATCAGATACATGCAGTTGGCTTCAGATTTGAGAAAGGCCATCTCGGCATTGTAATAGGTCGAATCCAACTCGGCCTTGGTGGTGCAAAGGCACCCGGCCGGCAGCGCGGCGAAATCGGAACACCCCACGATGCCGCAGCACGAGGCAAACACCAACTTGGCGTGCGCGCAGGTGCCGGCGACCACGGCCTCGGCCGCCACGAGGCAGGTACCCCTGACGATCGGGCCGGCGCAAATGCTGCCGGCCGTAATGATGCAGCCGGTCTCAAGGCAGAGCCGGGTGGGGTGGGCAATGGACAGGTACGGCGTACCGGCATCATCGCAACCATGGATGATGCCGCAACACCCGCACCCAAAGAGCAAGGTTTCACCCTCGCCGAAGGGCGCAATCTTGGCGACGGTCACGGCGCCGGCGGCCAACTTGGCCGTGGTCACGGCCAGGTCGGCCAGGTCCGAGGTACCCACACTGCCCGGCGCAAGGGTTGTTGCTATCCACACGGCCGCCGTGGCCGTGGCGTCGATGCAGATATACTCGTCCTGGGTGGTGAGGTTGAACCACCGGGAACCCACCCGATAGCCGTCATTCTCGTCATCATCGGCGGTGGGCGCTGCGGTAGCGTCGTATTTGCAGGGACCGATGCGGTCGGCCAAAATCTTGAGGTCGGCGACCAGGGCGGCCCCGCCAGCGCCGGGCGTCGAGTCCGGCACACAGAGCAAACACGCCTCGGCCCCGCCACCCCCGTAATAACAGCACAATGCGTATGCCATGTTTTGCCCCTATCTTGAAACATGGGGGCCGACACGGGGCGGCCCGTGCCGACCCCCGCTGGTCAAACGGGTCATTCCTTACAGGGCGTCGGCCAGGTCATTCGGCCGGCTTGCCGTGGTCGGCGATTCCCTGGCTGACGTTATGCCCCACCGCGATGCCGGTGATGCTTGCGACCAGGTAGAACATCACCTCTTTGGCCTGGTCGAAGGATTCGACGTGGGTGACCAACACCACGATGCCCAGGGCAAAAACCATGGCCACGGCCAGCAAGGCCATGACGCTCTTTTTACTGGTGAAGATGTTACACACTTGTGCGCTCCTTTCGATTGGCGGTTATCTCGCCCCCTGTGTTGGTTTCACCTGGCCCGAGACCCTGGGATCACGCCAGGCCAAAGAACGTGGCCAGGCTGCGGGCCATGGTCACCAGGGCCGGGATGGCTTCGGCCGGCGCCTTGGCAGCGCCCATCCGCGCGATGACGGCGCTGGCGTCCTCGTCGGTGACCACCGGGTCAAGGCCCCCCAGGTCGGGGACCCTGAACGATACCCCGTCAAGCGGGTCCTCCGGGTCCCTGGCGGCCGCGCTGTAGCGGGCGGCCTCGCGCATGAAGTTGGCGGCGGCGGCGGTAAGGTCGGCTTCACTGGCCATCTTCGAGCACCTTTCTGGCATCGGCGGACAAATCGGCAAACTCCGGCTCGCGGGTCCACAGCGCACGCCACGCCGCGGCCAGCCGGGTGTAGGCGGTGATGAGGTCGAGTTTGCCCTGGCCTATCCGGATCAGGCGGGCGGCCAGGGCATCACGCTCGGCAAATTGGGTGTCGAGCGTGGTCAGTTTGATCTCAAGGTCGGCGCGCAGCGCAGCGACCTTGGCGACTTTCTCAAAGACGGCCGACAGGGGGACCATCGGCTCGGCGCCCTCGGCGGCGGGATCGGGTGGGGGGACGGCGGCCAGGCGCACGGAATCGGTGAAAGCGGCGTCCAGTTTTTCAAGATTGAGCGCGCGGATGGTGGCCAGGCTCTTGGTGTGATATGTTTGCATTTCGGCCCGGTATTGCTCCAGGCCCGCCAGTTGCAGGCGTTCGGCTTGCTCGATGGCGGGATTGGCGCAGCCAGCCAGGACGGCCAGGGCAAGACAAATCGCAATGGCAAAATACCGCATGAATGAAACCCTTTCAGTTGTCCGCGGCCGTCGGTGGCCGCGGTTGCAGCCGGTCGATTTCGCGCTTGAGGTCGGCCATGGCCTGCCGGACGTCCTGGCGGGCGCGCTCGAGTTCCCTGCGCAGGTTATCGGTGGCGGTCACCAGGCTCGCCCGGTCACCCTCAAGGGACCGCAGCCGGGTCTCGGAAACCGCGGCCGCGGCGGCCTGGGCCTTTTGATGGGTGGCCAGGGCCGAGGCGGCGCCGGTGTGCACCCACGCGCTGATGGCCAGCACCAGGGCCATCACGGGCAGGCCCAGGGCCAGCACCAGTTTCAGGTGCTTGCCCCCACAGCCATTCGGGTCGGCACGACGTGGTGCTCCCATTGGCGGCCCCCGACGGGCTCGGGCGCCGGGCCGGCCGGCCGGCCCGGCGCCGGTGGATTGCGCGGAAGATGACTCAGGTGGTGATGTTGTCAAACAGGATGGCCACGTCTTTGCGGAGCACTTTCTCGTGCACGTGCTGCCGCAGGCGGATCACGTCGCTGCGCCTTTCCTCAAGGCGGTAACTTTCCACGACCACCAGGTCGGGGGAGTCGCCGGTAAAGAGGAACGTGCGCCCGACGGCGGGGATTTCGAGGTCCGCGTTTTCCTCGCAGACGCAGGCCAGCATGGCGTACTCGTCGTCCCACACGGGCACGAGCGTTGGCGTGGCGCCCTCGAGAGCGCTGTTGTAGATGGCACCCCCGACCAGAATCCGATCAACGCCGAGCACGGTGGCCAGGATGCGGCGCCGCGCAACTTCCGGGCTGACCTCAAGCGGCGCGGTGTATTTCAGGGCGTCGAGAATGCTCGCGCAGTTGAGCAAGTCATGGTAGGTGCTCCACGTCACGATGAGCGCGTTCGGTTCGAGGCCGGTCACCGCATGGATTTGCTTGCGGGCCTTGAGAATCTCGGCGCGCGGCACGGCGGTGGCCGACGTGTCCCACTCCACGCTAACCGTCTGCTTTTCGGTGTCCGCCACCGACCAGGTGGTCGTGTTGAACAGCAAGGCCGAGGCCCGGTACTCGCGGGCCGTGTAAAAGACCTTGGCCGCCTTTCTCGCGGTCGCTTGCTCGGCGTCGAAGAAACGCCGGTAGATGGCGGCGCGGCTGTCGTCAACCACCTCCTCCCAACCATGCTCGGAGCAAGCATAGTAGTCGGTCTCAAACTGCCAGTCACCGCGCGGGTACGCGGCGCCGGGCGCCCGGTTGGTGTCGGGGACGCGCAGGCCAGTCTCGACCGGGATCACGCCGAACTCGGCGGATTGCAGGGCCACCTCAAACAGCGGCAGCGCCTGGTCGGCGATGAGGGACCGGCTGAGCGCCTCAAGCCGGTATTCCTCGATGGTAACGCCCAGGTCCGGGCGTTGCAGGGTAGCGGCTGCGCTAACGGCCATGGCACTTACTCCTTTCCGCGCGTGGCAACGGCCACGCCGTCGTTTTGTCTCCCAGGCCGAGACGCCCCGACCGGGCGGTTACAACCCTTGCGAGACTCGTGACCGTCTATCAGGTCACGGTCTCGATGTGATGGTCATGGGACGGCAGCACCTCGATGATGTCTTCGTCGGCGGCGGCGGCCTCAAGGGCTTGGCCGACGCGCCGGTAATCGCCGGCGCCGACCGGCAGCGCAGAGATTTTTCCGATGGCCGCGGCGTAAACGTCGGCGCCGAGGGCGATGACGCCGGACGCGACCATCTTGAACGTCCCAGGATCGGACAGCAATCGCACGTCCTGGCGGGTGTTGACGGCGCCCGCGTTCTGCACGACGCCGACCGGCACGTCGGTCTCGGTCACCGTGTTAAGGACGATGAGGCCGCTGGTCAGTTTGACCAGGGCGAACCGCGTCACGGCCACCGTGGCATTGACCTGCAAGGTCACGTGCCCGTTTTCGATTTGTCGAGCCATTTGCGTAACTCCCTGTGTTTGGGTTCATGCTTGGCCGGCATCACGTGGCCGGCCAGCCACGTCGCTCACGTCTCCCTCATTTGGCGGCTACCCGCCTTGCCGTTGCTTGGCGCGCTGCCGGCTTAACCGCGTGGGCGGCAGGCCGGCGAGTTCCGGGTAAGCCTGGCGGCAGATGTCCACGGCAAGCCAACGGTGGCAGGTCGGGTGACGTTTGAGGTGGCTTTCAACGGCCTCCTCCAACGTCGCGGGTTGGCCGGCCGCGGCGGTCGCGGCGGCAACCCCGGTGGCAGGTTGACCACGCTCGGCCCCCGGCCGGGGGGCGTCACTCCCCGGCTTGGGGGCATCAGGCTCGCGTGTGGTCCCCGGTACATCGTCCGACCTGCGCTTCCCGTCGGCCCCGGCATGTTCGTCTCTATCGGCGTCCGCTTCGGCGTCGGCCGCCCTCTTGGCTTCGGCGTCCGCTTCGGCTTCGACGTCCGCTTCGGCTTCGGCTACCCTCTTGGCTTCGGCATCGGCGTCGGCGTCGGCCGCCCTCTTGGCTTCGGCGTCGGCCTTGGCTTTGGCTTTAGCCGCGGCTGAGTGCGATTGGGTGCTCATGGCCAGTACCTTTCGATTTTACCCCTCACCCGGTCAACCCCTCTACAATCGGCGGCCGGCCATTAACCGCCCGGTGTGTTGGCGGCCTTGCGGGCGTGCGGCAATTCGCTGGCCTCGGCCGCGGCAAAGTGGCCGTCCACGGCAGCCGTCTTGGTGGGATTGGCCGCGGCCACCATCTTCTTGCGCAAGTCGGGCCACCGCCCGTCCACCAGGCTCATGGCCTTGGACCGGCTCACCGGCCGCCCTTCCTCGGCCCGCTCTTTTTGGACCACGGCCACGGCCTGGCGAAACGTCTTGGGCACGTCCTCGGCGCCCGTCCCGTCGCCGGCCGTCTCGACCGGCGCGGTGGTCGTGGCATCGGCCTCGGCCGCCGCGGCCTTTTCCTTGAGCACCTTATTCGCCCAGTTCCCGCGGGCGTCGGCCACGCTGGCCCCGGCCTGGACTTGCTCCAAGAGAAAGTCGGCCGGCGCATCGGGCATGGCCGCTTTCAGTTCCTCGACGGTGCCCGCCGGCGCCTTGGCCAGTTCCGCGGCCAGGTCCGGGTTGGCACTCCGCAATTGCTCGGCCGTGACTTTCGACAGGTCTGCGGCCGGGGGCGCTTCGGCGCCTGGGGTTGGTGTTTCTGCCATGGGCTCATGCTCCTCATCAGGTTTGCTCGATTGGACGGTGATGGCCGCCGGGCCATCATCGGCAGCGGCCCACGCGCGTGCGCGGGTCCTATGGTCTGCACCCAGCGTGCAGAAACTCACCTCGCGTATCCGGGTCTTGGTGAATACATACGCCGGTCCCCGTACCGGGTGGCCGTTGACCGTCATGGTCTCGCCCTTGGCCAACTGGGTCACGTCACCCAGGGGCCGGAAATACATGCTGGCCTGCCACGGAAAACCTTGCTTCGACAGGCTCACGACCTCGCGGCCATCCCCGGTGTCGAGCACCTTCCCGGAAACCACCAGCGCGGTGTTATGCTCAATATCCTTGGTGGGGGCCAGGCCGACGATGCGGTCGCGCTCGTGCTCGCGCAGCACGGCCATCTTGGCGCCGTCAAAGACCATGCCGGCACAGTCCAGGACCAGGGTGCCGTAATACCAGTGCCCCACAATGGGGTGGCCGCTGTAGGCCACCATCTTGAACTGTGTGCTGCCGCCGTCGCCGTCATCGGCAGCCAGTTCGATTGACTCCTCGCCGGCCGCCAGGCACAGCGCTTCGGTCGGCAATTCCACCGTGCCCCCCGCGGCGACCTGGCCGATGGCCGGGGTGGCACCATCCTCAAGGCCGACGCCCAGGTCGTGGGCGTCGATGGCCTCATCGTCCATGCCGGTCGGGCACGGCTCGGCCGCGCTTACGTCTGTCGGCCCATACCATCCGACCGCCAGGACCTCGGCCACGTCATCGGGATCGGCCGGCGCGCTGGTACCCTTGGCCGGCTCAAAGAGTATCCCCTTGTGGGCCTTGCAATGGCTTTGGGCCACGGCCTTGGGCCACCTGCCCTTGGCATAGCGCAGGGCCTGGTCGGCCCACTTGCCCGTGGCCTTGAGCACGCCCCGGACCGCCAGGTAAGCGCGGCCCCCCTTGCTGGCCGATTTTCGCCCGACCGTGGCCCAATTGTCTTTGCCGTCCTTGAACTTGCCGGGGTCTTTCAGCCGGCAGTTGTGGTAGTTGACAAACGGCATGGTCACTCCCCTTGCGTACCGCCGCGCTTCGTCGCGCGGCCGGCCGGCTTTTTCACCTTGCCGAGCACGTCTTTGTAATTCTCAATCTCAAACTCCTTGGCGATGGCCTTGGCCATCACGATGGCCTTGGCCCGCTCGCGCATGAGGTTCCCCAGGTCCAGGCCGCGCTGCATGAGCACCCTGGCCCGGCTTTCGATGCCGCACCCGATACCCCGTTCGGCGGCCACGACCTCTTTGTAAACGTCAATCCAATCCCACCCAGGCCCCACCCACAGCATCTTGGCGTGGTCATCACGGTTGGCCAGTTTTCCCTCGGCGATAAACTGGCGAATCTTCCAAACCCATACCGGCCACATAAGGTGGGTGTAGATGTATTTCTGCCAGTTTCGCCAGGCTTTTTTGGCCTGCTGCATGGCCCCGCGGGCGCTGGCGTAGTTGCCCTGCGACCAGTCGAGCAGGACCACCTCGATCGGCAGGCCATAGGGCAGGCCGATGATGCGGCCGAAGGCCCGCAAGAAAGGCTCAAACTCCGGCATCGGGTGGGCGGGCGTGAGAGGCTTGACTTTCTCCCCCGGCTCCATGTAGAGCATGGTGCCCGCTTGGTTCTCCTCAACAAATTGCTCGTTACCCAACTCATCGAGTTCCGTGGTGCCTTCCGGCTCGCCCGACGCTTCGCCATATTCGGTTTCGACGCCGATGACGTGGGCGCTCGCAACCTGGGATGCCACAATCGCAAACTCGATATATCGGTCAAGGTGCTCGAAGTAAATATCGGTGTCGGCCAGGCTCGACTGTCCGCGCGTCTGGCTGCACCGTTTCCAGTTCCAGAGCCAAAAGAGTTTGCTGGCCTCGACGCGGGTGGTCTTGAAGATATGCTCGATGCCGCGGTGGCTCGGCCCGAAATGGTAGGCCACCGGCTTGTTGGTTTTGGTAATCTCGACGCCGTGGATGATGCGCGTGCCCGACGGCGTGCCGGCCGGGATGCTGCGCCGGGTCGGCGTGCCCAACTGGTGACCTTCGACTTGCTGCAAGGTGCCGTTGCGAATCTTGAGCATGAGATGGTCACCGTCCACCAGCACGGCCCGGAGCGCGGACCGGGACATTTCCCAAAAGGCAAACCGCCCGGCAACGTCCACCGTGTCGGCATCAAAGGCCCACTCGTCAAACAGGCCCTCGGCCCGCGTGTTCCATTGCTCGTCATCGGTAAGGGCCTCAAAGCGCCCGCCCTCGCCGACGATGTTATCGACCATGCGATTGAGCAGACCGCCGGCGATGCAATTGTCGCGGTCCAACTCGCGCGCGTTCTCGCGCAACACGTGAAGTTGGGCGTGCGTAAGATGCCGGTCGGCCGACCCGCTGGTCCGGTCGCGGCGGCGGCGCAGGCGGCTGATGTTGGCCGCCCGGAATCCGAGCATGGTACGGCTGACGCGGCCCTTGAGGCGGGCGAGTTCGGCGCGCGGGGAGACGAAGCCGATGGCACGGTCGAGCACCGTGCGCTCAGAAGCGCGACGCAACTGCACGTGAAGATTGCCCAGACTCCCATCACTCGGCCTTGGCATTATCTGCCCCGGTTGCGAAAACCGGCCAACACCCGCCGCCGGCGCCGTCCCGTCTCTTGTTCAAGCGCGGCGATTTGCTTTCCCAGGCCATCGAGCGCGGCGCGGTCCCACCGGGTGGACAATTCGGGGGTGGTCACGTCCGGCTTTGCGCCTATCATCACAGAAAGTTGTGTCCACTTGAGTTTGGCCGTGGCGTAGTCGCCGGCGGCCAGGGCGGTCGAGCACGCATCCGCGAGGGTCTCGATGTCATCTACGGTGGCCATTCATTCAGGATAAAGCCGATGGCGGGCATGGCCGCAAGAGGATGATTACCAATTTGGTAACAATCTTTTTCTCCTGCAACTCCCGTCTATTGCCCCCTGGGGGCCGCCAGGCGGGCCATGGCGCCTCGCGGCGGTAGCGCGGCTATCCCAGGCCGGATTTGCCGGCGCGCGGCCCGCAGGCGCCATTTCCGGCCGGCCGGCAGGCGGATCAAAGGGGCATGACCGCCTTGAACCGGGCGCGGCACTTGAGCACCAGGCACCGGCGGTATTGCAGGCGGTACCGGAACGGCTGCCCGTCCCGCCGGCCCCAACACTTGGGGCCGCTGCTGTAGACCTCGGTGTCGGTGCTGCCGCATTCCGGGCAGACCATCCACGGCCGGGTCTTGGCCTTGTCATCGTCACGTGGAGAAACCTTGACCATTCGCTCACCCTTTCCGTCCATGCCCCCGGTGCATCCGCAACCGGCGCATCGTATGGGCCGCCCCGCCCTTGCCCCGGCCGGGCCGGCGCCGGGTCCTGGCCACGCGGCCAATCCCTTTCATGTAGGCTACGGCCATGGCGTAGACCTCGGCGTCGAGATAGTGCGAGCCGGCCCCGCGGTCCACCACCACCCATTGCAATTTTTCGTGGCCGGTCCTGTCGGTCACCTTGCTCTTGACCTCGGCCACCAACTGTCGAAGGTACGGCCGGCTCGGTTCGGCGTGCAGGTTCCAACTGCCTGGGCTTTCGGAGTCGAGACCCCAGCGATGATGTATCTGGTCTTTCCAATATCCCGAATCAATCACCCACACCACCAGACCGCGCTTGTAGACCTTGCCGCTTTCCGGATTCACGTCCACGCGCAGGGGTTTCCACACGCTGCCGACCGTCCCATGGCCCTTGAGACCGCGCACCCGATCGCCCTGCCGGACGCAAAACTCATAGCACACGCCGGCTTGCCACCCGGTGTCGATGCCGCAGCAATGGACGGCCATCGTGCCGCCGCCCTCGACCGTCCACGCCGGTTCGATGATGGCGTTGTAGACGGTATGCAGGTCTCTGGACCATTCGACCACACCGTGCTCGATGAGCCAACTGGTGCCATCCTTGGCCCAGGCGCGCACGACGTAGTTTATCACATGCTCGGCGGGGTCCACGCCGGCGGTCAACATCACGGCCCCCTTGGGCACTGTGCCCGGTTCGTGGCCGGTCTTGAGTTGCTCGCCCAGTTCCTCGGCCGCTGGCATCGAGACCGACAGCCGCCAGGGCTTGGCATCCCACCCGTTGATAAAGTTCTGCAAGGCCGCCGGGTCGTCCTGGGAGTCAAGCCACTTTTCTGCATAATGGCCATAGGTCAGTAGCGGCGAGTAGAGGCTGCCGAGGTGGTAGCCGGCCGTGCGCGTGGTCTTGGCCGGCTCGCCGGCCAGCCGGTACTCAAAGAGGTCCCATTTCCACTTGACGCCTTTGGTGAGCCACGGCCTGGCCGGCCACTTGGGCGGGCGGCCCCAAACCACGTCGCGCCGCCGCGCCTTTTTCCGGTGGCGGATCACGGTGGCCGTCACGCCTTCGGGGAGCCAGAGGCCCGCGCGCAATTGGCGGGGTTTCTGATAGTCCTCAAGGCGCCCGTTGCAATGGGGGCAGACGTAAAGGGCCACGTCGCGCACCTCGGCGGGCGCCACGCTCTTGCCCTCCTGGGTGTGGGGCCACCATACGTTGGCCCGGTCCAGTACCTGATAGGCGCCGCATTTGGAACATGGCACGTGGAAGCGGCGCCGGTCGCTGGCCTGGTAGGCCGAGTGAATGCGTGACAGGCCCTCAATGGTCGGCGTGGACTCTTTGAGTATCTTGAAGTTGGGAAACGCCTTGCGGCGCTCGCCGGCCAGATGTTCGGGGTCGGCCTCAAGACTCGTGCGGATGGCCCACTTATCTAATTCCGTCATCATCACGTACCGGATGCTTTTCTCGCCCATCCGCGTGGCGCTGCCGGACCATCCGGTGTAGATGAGCATGGTCGTTAGGGAGACCAGGTAATCATCTTGCAGGTGCTTGGGCGGCAAGAGTTCCCTGGTGCGGTCACACGCCTCAAGCATGGGATACAGGCGCAGGCTCACCAGTTCCTTGACGCTCGACTGCACGCTTGAGGCCAAGAGCATGGGGCCGGGGTCCTGGTCGGCCACGTACAGCGCGAGGCAGGCGATCAGGGTGGTCTTGCCCAACTGTGACCCCCACTCCAATACAATCTGCTCGATGTACGGGTCACACCAGGCATCGAGCACCCCTGTGCAGTATGGGAAAAGGTCGGCCGACCACCGGCCGGGAATCGCCGCCACGGTCGCGGGCAGACGCACCCACCGCGGTACCCACTCGGCGGCCGTCATGCGCTCGGGCGGCTGCCAGAGTCTACGCACCCGCCCCGGCAACATGGGCATCCTCGTCGCGGGGGATAAGGGTTTCGATGAACGCATTGACTTGTTCCTCTATCTCCGGCATAAGAAAACCGTTTTGCAATTCGCCCAGGATACGGTCAACCTCGTGCTGCACCTCGACGCGCAGGTCGGCCCGCAGCCTGGCCGGCACGAGCAAGACCACCCGGTCGGGCAGGGCCATCATGCGGGTGCGCACGTTGACGATGGTTTGGATCCAAATGGCTTCGGCCTCGCCCCTGGGGATGAGTTTCTTGAGGTCCTTTAGCACCTTGAGTTGCAGGTGCCTGGCCCGCCATTGTTTCAATTCGACATCGGCGGTGCCGCCCTGGCCGCCCCCCTTGCCGTCCTGGCCTTCACGCCAGGCCAGCACCTCGGCCACGTCGAAGGTGTCGGCCCCGGCGACCGGCAACCCTTTGGCCACCCACCTGTTGATGGTGGTCTGGTGCACGCCGAGCAATTGAGCCAGGGCGGCCGTGCCCTTGACAAGCGTAGGTCCGGGCGCTTCGGACCGGGGATGCCCCACCGGCCGCCCGCCGGCCTCGGCCTTGGCCGGCCCGGTTTGTTTTTTGCCCTTGGCTTTGGCCGCGGCCTTGGTCTTGGGCTTGCGTTTGCGCGGGGCGGATTTTTTGGTTTTTGTCTTTGTCAACTGCGCGGTCCGCGGTATTATCCCTGCCCGCAAATGAATCCGTGGCGGCAAACGGGTGTCCGATGCTGAATACCAAAATCTCTTGGACCAATCACACGTGGAACCCCTGGACCGGCGGCGCCCCGGTGAGTGAGGGCTGCCGGTACTGCTACGCCAAGAGGCAGGCCGAGAGCATGGCCGGCACGCCGGCATTTCCCAATGGCTTCGGATTCACCCCCAAGTTGCACAAGATGAACGTGCCTCGGACGGTCAAAAAGCCGGGCATGTTTTTTATTTGCTCCATGAGTGATTTCTTTCTTGACCAGGCGGGCGACGGCATGCGCGACCAAGTGCTTGAGGTTATCCGGGCCTGCCCGCGCCACGTCTTTCAGATACTCACCAAACGCCACGCGGGAATGCTGGCCTACTGGCAGCGGCGCGACGTGCCGGCTAACGTGATGCTCGGCGTCACGGTCGAAAATCCCCAATACTACAAGCGGATCACCGCCCTGCGCAACGTCGAGTGCGGCCTGCGGTTTGTGTCGGCCGAGCCGATGCTGTCGGCCATGCCCGACCTGCCGCTTGAGGGCATCGGGTGGGTGATAGTGGCCGGGGAGTCCGGCCCCCACCTCAAAGACCCGGCCATCAGGGACGCCCGCGGCATGGCCGTGCCCCTGGGGGATCGCGGCGGGCATTGGGGTTGCCGGCAGGACCGCCAGCATTGGGTGACCGAAATCCGGGCGCTTTGCAGGGCCGCGGGCGTGCCGTTTTTCTTCAAGCAATGGGGCGGCCCCAGGCACGACAGCGCCGGTCACTTGCTCGATGGTGAGGTGGTGCAAGAGTTCCCCGCCCTTCCGTTTCCGGCCCCCGCGCCTACCCTGTTTTGACCAGGCGTGCGGCCCAATGCGTCATGGCCCCGCCCGCCCCACAGTAGTACCCCCGCCACTCATCGAGGGTATACCGGCGCAGCGCCGCCAGGCGTCCGACCTTGACCTTGCAAACATCAAGATACACGTCGGCCAGGCGGTTCCCAAACTCCCCGACAAACTCCTTGAGCGCATGCAGGGGCCACGCCCCGGTGATGCGCAGTTTCTCGCGGAGGCCGTCGGTGGCCACCACCCACAGAGGGTCGGCCAGGTCGGCGAGGCCGACCAGGGCGGCCTCAAGCGCTTCCCAAGGGCTACCGTGCGGATCAAGGTCGATGAGGTTGGGCACCAGGTGGCTGCCCACCCCCGCGGCCAGGGCGCGCACGCAATCGGTTTCATAGACCGCCCACGTGGGCCGCTGCCTGGCAAGGTGCTCGGCCCGCAAGCGGTTGTGCTCAAAGACCACGCCGGCGGGCACGTCGGCATAGAGGGCCTGCCAGAGCCGGCCCCACCCGCCGTGCGTTTCGATGATGACCGGCTCGCCGCGAGAGCGGACCTCGGCCAGTATCCGGCGGCGCAGGGCCATCTTGCGGGCGAAGGTGGTATGTTGTTTTTTAGTCTGTCCCGGCATCGGTCACCGCCTCGATGTAAAACCGGGCAATGGCCTCAAGGGCCTTGCCCCGGTTAACCAGGCCGGTCATGCCCAGGGCTTGCTCGACCAGGGCCAGGGCCGACGGCGCAAACACCGCCTTGACCAAGGGGCCGGCGTCGCGCCGGTCGATAAGCATATCGGGTCCCCGGTTGGTATCATGCCCCAGGCCGGCGGCCAGGTTGAGCACCTCTTGGGTTTCCTCGTCGGACCATCCCAGGGTGGTCAGGTCGATGCTGCCCTCGGCCCGCAACTCGGCCAGTTGCACGGCCAAGCGCGTCTCATCCCACTCGGCCAACTCGGCCGTGCGATTGTCGGCCAGGCTGTAGGCCCGCGCATCGGCGCCCTCGAGAGTGGTCAGGCTTACGGCGATGTAATCCCACCCCAGGGCCTTGGCCGCGTGCCAGGTGCCGTTGCCCTTGAGAATCATCCCGTCCCGGTCAACCACAATGGGGGTTTGCTGCCGGGCGCCGGTGAGGCTGCCGCGTATCGCGGCCAGATTGGCCGGCGTATGGTGCCGCGCGTTTTCGGGGTCCGGATGCACGGTTTCGACGGGCACGGCCATCCACCGGATACCGGCCTCAATGTAGGGCGCCCGCGGCGGCCTGGCGGTGGGGCGTGGCGGTTTGAAGCGCTTGCGATTGGCCATGACATTGCCTCGTTTCGATAACTATAGCCGTTCACCTGGGGGCAAAGGAATTGACGCAGCAGCGACTAAAACAATGGTGCGCTTTTTTAGCGGGTACTCTGCACCCGATTGCTCGAAAGAGCCTCCCAAGGACCCGCACACGCTAAGTAGAGGTATACTAAGGACTTGTGCCAAGGCAGCATCGGGGGGTGGCGTGGGCGTAGGGTAGGGCCTGGGGTCCTGCACCACGTGTTGGCCTTGTCACGCCGCCGGTTCGGCCATCCGCGTCATCGACACGACACCTACCGCGTTCTTATTCTGCGGTCAAGCAAGAAATCTCGCAAAAAGACTGATTCCGCGCCGCAAAGGGCAAAAATAAACAACCCATTTGGGACATTTTTTCTGGCCGGGCGCTTGACAAATGCCCCAAATGGGGTATAATGCAGTAGTGCTTTGGCAAGTGAATAGTCGGGCGTAAATGACAACCGGCGCAGGGCGGTAGGCCCGGCCCTTGGGGCGCCCGACCGATGCGGCAGAGGCAGGCGGGCATTGGCCCGCCGGCGGGCCTGGGGATCACCGGACCTGCCGGCCGGCCAATGGTGGCCAGGAAAGGTGGTGGGTTATGCGAAAGGCCAAGGTGGTTGCAGAGGTCTGCATGTACGGCACAATGCAGGCCGCCGGGTGGTTGGCCCAGGTGGTCAATGGCCAGTGGCTTGGCGACGGCGAGCCGGGCGAAGGCCGGTCACTCACAGAAGCGCTTTGGCAGGCGCTGGCGGCCATCCGTGACGCCGGCATCGAACCAAGGCGTGACCGGGTGGTCTACGTCTATGAGCCGACGGGCCAGCGCAAAGCCGAGGTCCGGCTGCATGAGGCGCTCTATTGGGGTGACCTGGTGTGGGGGCCGGCGCCGCACTACGTTCTTACCTGCGAAGAAATCACCCAAGCGGCCATACTGCAAGAGGCGGGCAACCGGGCGGCCATGGGCGAATGATTCAGGCGGGCCATTGGCCCGCCGGCGGGCCTGGCCGTGGGGGCCAGACCTGCCGGCAGGCCAATGGTGGCCAGGAAAGGTGGTGGGATATGCCGCGCATCCGATACGTGGACAAGGATTTCAAGCCGGCGACACTCGAGACCATCAATCGGGCAAACGCCATCATCGAGGAATACCGCGGGCAGGGTTACCGCCTCACCTTGCGGCAACTCTATTACCAATTCGTGGCCCGCGGTCTCATGCCGAACGTGCAGCGGAACTACAAGCGCCTGGGGGCCATCCTGTCCGACGCCCGCCTGGCCGGCCTGGTGGATTGGGATGCGATTGAGGACCGCACGCGCAACCTTGAAGCCTATCCGACCTGGCGGTCGCCCGAAAGCATGATCGAGGCGGTGGCCGACCAGTTCCGGCTCGACCTGTGGGCCGCGCAGCCAACGAGGTCTGGATCGAAAAGGAAGCCCTGGCCGGCGTGCTGGACACCATTGCCAAGCGTCTCCGCGTCGATTACATGGCGTGCCGCGGCTACATGAGTCAAAGCGAAATGTGGGACGCCGCCATCCGGCGGTTTCAGCAGCACCAGGGCCGGGGGCAGGGCATCTTGTTGCTGCACCTGGGCGACCATGACCCAAGCGGCATCGACATGACCAGGGATATACGCGACCGGCTCGACCTATTTCTCGATGAGCCGGTGCGCCTCACCCGCCTGGCCTTGAACATGGACCAGGTTGACGAGTACCAACCGCCGCCCAACCCCGCAAAGGTGACCGATTCTCGATATGAGGGCTACGTGGTCGAGTACGGTGAGGATTCCTGGGAGTTGGACGCCCTTGAGCCGGCCACGCTCGATGACCTTATCACCAAAGCGGTCAAGGCCGAGCGCGATAAGACCCTATGGGAGCAAGGGCTCGACCGCGAAGCCGAGGCCCGCAAGCACCTGCAAGGCGTGGCCGACAATTGGGCGGCCGTGTCCGACCTGGTAGATAACCTTGAGGAATGAGCCTCGGCGGGCCTGGCCCTGGGGCCGGACCTGCCGGCCGGCCAATGGTGGCCATGTAGAAAGGTGGTGTCTTATGAGCACGCTCCGCATAAAAGTGTGGGGGCAAGAGTGGACCGTCGCGCTGGACGCGAAAGGCAAGGGATGGCGGGCAAACCGGGATGATGCGCAACTCCTGCCAGGCACCGAATCGACGGTGCCCGCGCACACGCTGGTCGATTCGTCGCCCTGGGGCGCCGAGGCGGCCGTGTCTGCCTTTGTCGAGCGCGAAACAGCAGCGGCCAGGGGGATCAAGGGCGGCCAGCGCATCATGGCACAGTTAGAACGCATCGACAAAGCACTACAAGAGGCCACCGTGTTGCTGCGGCACACACAACCGTTGCGAATGCGGGGCGATGAGATCGCCGGCGCCGCCCGGTGTGCGGATTACGTCGAAACGGTGGTCGAACACTTCAAGCATTTGCCGGGGCCGACAGCGGAAGCGTAAACACAGCCTCTCACCTGGTGCCGGCGGGATGGCTCGTGGCGGTCATGGGCGCCCTGCCGGTGCTAGGGGAAACCCTCAACAAAAAGGTGGTGCACAATGGCACAATGCAGCCTATGCAGAAAGCACACCCGGCGCTTGAGCCTGGTATACAGCGATACGGGTTTTTGCTCGACGTGCTGCGCGGCCGGCCTTGGCCTGGCAGGCAACAATCTCATCATCGTGCAGCGGCAGACCGACGGGACGGTCAAGGCCGAGGTGATGGACGCCGTGGGCAAAAAGGTCCCCCTGCCCCACGTGGTGCGGCACAGTCCCACCGGGTTTCAATTCGGCTACGCCGGCAGTGGCCCGGCGGATTTGGCCTTGTCGATATGTTGGGCGTGCTGCGGTAAGGCCGCGGAGTGCGCCTACAGGACGTATAAGGCCGAGCGCCTGGCCCCGGAGTCGGGGCAGGGTTTCGTGGTCAAGGTCGATACCGTGCGGGAGCACGTGCAGCAAATCATCAAGGCCCAGGATGCACACGCGGCCGGGGGGGAATGA